TAAATTTGAACCTACTTCAGAAAATGTTACTGCACTATCTGAAGTACCTGCGATTGTTGCAAGGTTTCCTGAAAAGTCTCCTGCAAATGTTCCTAGTGAACCTGCATTTGTAGTAAATGTAGGAGCAGTAGACACAGTAATAATATTGTTTGTGCTTCTTCCTGCGTTACCATCAGGATTTTCAATTCTTACATAATAGTTTCCTGTAGCTAAAGTACAGTTTACTGAAAGCGTTGTAGCGTTTGTAAATGATACTGTGTTTGCTCTTGTTACAGCACCAGTAGAACCATTAACAAAATCTACTTGTGGTATTGAAACAAAGTTTGTTCCTGTAATATTTATCGTTGTAGCTGTTGCAGGAGCTATTGTTTGTGAAACATTAGCTACTGTAGGTTTAGTTTCTGTTGCATCAATCCAAGATAATTGGTTTGTGCTTGAACCTGCTGTGGCTAAAACCTGTCCACTTGAACCAACTGACGTAGGTAATACTAAAGTATAACTTTGACCTGCTGAATGTGCAGGTGATTTAATTTTAACTCCGTGAGAATTTTGTGAGCAGTTAAGTTGGATAGCACCATCTGTAGAAGAACCATCACCTTTAACTGTTAATGTTGGTGAAGGTAATCTGTCTATTGATAATGTGCCTGATGTTAGGTTTGCGGCACTAAATGAAGCTAAATTAAATGTACCGTAAGCTACGACTTGTAAAATATCATTAACAGAAGCACCACTAGCTAATACGATTGACGTACCAGTTGTTGCTGTAAAATCTGTAGTATCTAACTTAACACCATTTAAATAAATATCGGCGAAAGCTGTACCACCTGCGACATCATAAGTTAATGTGTTACCATTTGCATCTGCTCCACTAAATGTTGTTTGATTTGCGGTTGCAGTGTATTTAAACCTTTGGCTAGTCCCATTAACGGAGCTCCCTGCCAACGCATACGAGCTTCCATCAAACACTTTTAATTTATTTGCAGTAGTATCGAACACCAAATCACCCACATCATTACTTGATGAGGGTACTCCTGCCTGTACTCTGTATCTTTCTGCAAAACTATTTACACCAGATAAATTTGTAGCAACAGAATTAACATTTGCAATAGCATTACCAACATTATTAACATTAGTGATTGCACCTGCTACAGTATTTATGTTTGTGCTGTTCGAATTTACAGCATTAATATTTGTTTCATTGTTTGCAACCGAAGTTACATTGCTAGAAATCCCTGCAACTGTAGTTATGTTAGATGATATTCCTGCTACTGTATTTACATTAGCAATACCAGTACCAACTGTATTAACATTTGCTATGTTAGTTGCAACTGTATCTATTTCTGAAGTTGTTTCGTTTAAATCGTCTGCTACAGTTTCTACTTCTGAAACTGCTTCTGCTAAATCATTTGCTACTGCAATTACTTTTGCAATATCTGTTGCTACAGTATTTACTGAAGTAATGTTAGTTGCAACTGTATTTATGTTTGTAGCATTACTATTTGTCGTAGTAATTGCTGACATATTACTATTAACAGTATTAATCGCCGCTATATTGCTATTAACATTGTTAAGAGTAGCTTTGTCTGTTGCTGATAACCAAGTGTTTTCTAAATAATTCTTTGTTGCCGCATCTTGTGCAGACGTAGGGTCAGCTACATTAGTTAATCTTTTGTTTTGTGTGTCCCATTGAAAATTAGTAGCATCAATTTTAATAACATCACCTGCATCATCAATCGCTTCTTGCGACATAAAGAACGCTTGGTCTGAATCTGTATCTAAATCTGACTCTGTTAATACTGAGCCTGACGCATAGTCTACAAGTTTAGTACCTTGTGATGTTCTTCGTCTAATTTCTATGGCTACGTTATTTGCAGGTGCAGTATTGAACGTAACTGTCGTACCTGCGGCATTTAAAGTAAAGGCTGTAGTAGCAACTCCTGCTAAAGTAACAGTCAAGTCTGCTGTACTTCTATAACTAAACGGTATAGAATACGCTGTTGTACTGCCGTTACCAGTATATCTTACAAAACTATTAGCCATTAAATTCCTTGATTTTAATTATTTTATCTAAAAGGGGTACTTTATTGTCCTAGTAATATATTTAGGGCACTATTGGCTTTTTCTACTTCATTTTGTTTAAAGTTTCCTCTTTTAATACGCTCTTCTACTATTTGTGGAAACTCTTTTAATATCATAGCTTTAGCCATATTTTCTGCCGCATTTACATAATTTAATATTAGATTCTGTCTCATATCCTCACCTAATACTTTATTATTAGGAAGACGGTATAATTGACTTTTCTTATCCATTACTAATTTTTCTACTATTTCTTTCAATGTATATTCTTTACCATCTTCGTATCTAATTTTAACTACTCCTACAAGCTCTCTCATTCTATCGTAAGCTGTTTGACCAGTTTTTTTATTTTTAATATCTCTTAAATCTATACCTGATTTTCTATCTATCTTGTCAGGTGGTCTATAATCAAAATCTCTACCTTCAAAGAACTTAGATATTTCAGGATATTTAAACTCTGTCATAGCAAATGGTGAAGACCATAATCCTGACCTTTTACCAAGACCAAATAACCAACCATTTTTTCTATTTATAACTTCACCAAACATATTTCGTTGTGGCATAATACTGTTTTTCTCTACAATTTGTGGCATTAATACTTTTAATCTATCTGTTAGAGTTAATAATTCTTTTTGTTCGTCCATTTCAACTCTACTTAAATATCTTAGTCCACCTGATAATGGAAAGAATTTGTATAATGTTCTTGCAAAGATAGAAGTACCAACTCTATCTGGTGCTCTACTTCTAGCAAAATCATCACTAAATAAAAAGTTTGCTGTTTCTATAATATTTTTAAGATAAAATTTAGATTGAATATTTCTAGTTAAACTAGCTATTACACCCATAGATAATTCTAACATAGTGTTTTCTGCTTCACTAGGTAAGTCTTCATTAGTTTCTAAATGTTTATTTATAACTTCAAACATGTCTGCCATAATTAAAAACGGCATCATAACTGGGTCAAGTCTGTTTACTGAGATATATCTACCATCATTAGTTTTATATGAGTACGGTTGCCAACCAGTTGTTCTTTCTCTTTCTTGATTTTCTTTATAATCTCTTGAACCACCACTTGTAAATTTACCTGCTTTTACTGCAAAGAAAGCTGACACCCATAACGCCATACCCATCTGCATACGTGCATTAGCTTCAGCCGCCGCTTCAGGATTTAAGTATTTACCATCTTTACCTTTCATTAACGCATGTCTTACAGACACAATACTTTTTCTAATTAAAGGTAGTTGTTCAAAATTCCATTTTAACAAGTTAGCAGGTGTATTAATAAAGTGTAATCCTAATGCTCTAGCCCATTTATGTTTTGCTGTAAAACTTAATGTAGCACCTGTAACACCTTGTTCTGTTTTACCTGTTGCAGGATTTATAGAATATGCTGATTGTGTATATGTACCTTCTCTAGCATATTGTAATGGGTCATTAACTTCTAATCTACTAGACTCTAATATACCAGACCTTGCATTTATATCTGCTGTAGGTATAGCTTCACCAATACCTTTTTCGTATTCACTAGCTATTTCTTTAAATCTTTTTCTATAACCATCTTTATCTAATTTACTAAACAATGGTAACGAACCTGTTTCATTTCTTATTTGTGCATGTATTTGTGCTGTTCTTCTAGCTTTATACATTATAGTTTTAAGAAATTCGTCACCTGCTGTTAAGAATCTCATAGGCACACTTGTTGCATAAGCAACAGGATTGACTACCATTTTTTGTAAACCTTTACCTACAAAACCTAATGGCTCAGTAAGTAACTCACCAGACGCATTAATAAATTGTTGTAGTTGTCCTTGACGCATAGCGTTGTCAAACTTCATTTGTTTACTATCTATAATACCTCTACCTAAATAAAAACTTTTACCAAATTGTTTAAACGCATGAGCTATGTATACATATTGCATAATGTAAGTGTCCATTGCTTCTATTGCTAATGTACCTGCTCTTTGTCTG